AAGAAAAATTAGCCCGGCAAAAAATGACCCGTTAACAGTTGACCCGTCAAATATTGCCCCCTCAACGGTTGACCCGTCAAATTTTGATGGATCAACTGTTGATAACAAACTGCCGATTAGGGGGGCGATGATTGACCCCGATCCGTCAGTATTAAAACCTGATCCGTCAGATAAAAGATCTTCTTGTCCGGACGCTTCGCAACCGGACCCGCAGACGGCTGAACAGGATTTTTTAACCCGACACCCTGACGCGGTTGTGTTCAGTGCGAAAAAACGCCAGTGGGGAAGTCAGGAAGATTTGGTGTGCGCACAGTGGATCTGGGGACGAATCGTGAGTCTTTACGAGCAGGCGGCCAGCGATGATGGCGAGATCACGAGACCGAAAGAACCCAACTGGACTGCATGGGCCAATGACGTGCGGACAATGCGGATGCTGGATGGCAGAACTCACAGACAAATTTGTGAAATGTTTGGGCGTCTCCAGCGGGATTCGTTCTGGGTAAAAAACATCATGAGTCCGGCAAAACTCCGGGAAAAATGGGATGAACTGGTTATCCGCCTGGGGCGTTCGCCCGCGCAGCGTTGCGTGAATCACATTTCTGAACCGGACACTGAAATACCGCCGGGATTCAGGGGGTGACGTGTCATGAAAAACATTGCGGCAGTTGGGGTTCTTGAACGTATTCGCAGACTTGCACCACAGGGGGGCGGTTCCACCGTACCGGACGGTGGAGGAGTGGCGGGAATGGCAACTTGCTGAAGGACGAAAACGCAGCGAGGAGATTAACCGCCTGAATCATCAGGTGCGGGTTGAAAAAATCCTGAACCGTGCGGGCATCCAGCCGCTTCACAGGAAGTGCTCATTCGGGAACTACCGGGTGCAGAACGACGGTCAGCGCCATGCTCTGAGCCAGGCGAAATCCATTGCCGATGAATTGATGACCGGATGTACAAACTTCGTGTTCAGCGGTAAACCTGGTACCGGTAAAAATCACCTGGCAGCAGCGATTGGCAATCGGCTGATGGCGAAGGGGAGAAGCGTGATTATCGTCACCGTGTCCGATGTCATGAGCGTGTTGCATGACGGCTACGACAACGGCCAGTCCGGGGAAAAATTTTTACAGGAGCTTTGTGGAGTTGACCTTCTGGTCCTTGATGAAATTGGCATGCAGCGGGATACGCGCAACGAGCAGGTCACGCTGAACCAGATAGTCGACCGCAGAACGGCTTCGATGCGTAGTGTCGGAATGCTGACGAACCTGAATCACGCAGCGATGAGCACACTCCTCGGAGATCGGGTGATGGACCGTATGACCATGAATGGTGGTCGTTGGGTGAATTTTAACTGGGAGAGCTGGCGGTCAAACGTTGGACGTCAGGGTATGTGAGAATTTTTGACGAGGTAAATTTTCGATGGAAACTGTATTGCATGCACTGAAAGCGATGGGAAAAGCCAATTCTGTTGAACTGGCGGCGCGGCTTGATATCAGCCGTGAAGAAGTTCTTAACGAACTGTGGGAACTCAAAAAAAATGGCGTTGTTGATAAAACGGGTCACACCTGGTTTCTGGCTGTCGAAGGTGAAGCCGGGGTAACCGAAGGGCAGGCACTACAACCTGAAGCGCCGGATGTGGTAACCGAAGAGGTCGCTCCAAAAGTTACCGCAGACATGATGGTTGAGTTTATCGGTCAGGATGGTGCTAAAACGTGTGAGGAACTGGCGGGTAAGTTCGGCGTCAGTACTCGCAAGGTTGCTTCCACGCTGGCGGTGGTAACCGCAACGGGGCGGCTGGCACGCGTTAATCAGAACGGTAAATTTCGTTACTGCATGTCGGGGGGTAATTTACCAGCAGATCCGAAAGCCGCGCCGGTAACGAAAAATGATGGTAAGGCCTTTCCTCAGCCAGCAGGTGCTGCGTTACCAGTCCGGGAAGCCGCAACACAGGAAGAAATAAAAACGGAAAGTGTGGCGGTCACAGTGCAGTCACAGCCGTCGTTCACCAGAAAACATCCGGATGGTCTGATTTTACCATCGCTGCATGTGGCTAACCGCGAGCTGCGCCGGGCAAAAGGTCAGGTTCAGAAGTGGGAGCGAGTCTGCGCCGCGCTGCGGGAGCTGAACAAGTGCCGGGATATTCTCCGGGATATTACCGCCACCAGAGAACAGCAGCGGTGAGTGGGTGGAAGACGTGGTGCCGGGCGGAAATCATGATACTCCGGCAGTGTGCGGGAACGATGAAGGTAAAAAGCGTTGGCGCACTTATCGGACGAACTGAAGCGGCAGTGAGAACGAAGGCACGGGAGCTGGGCATCAGCATGATGTTACGTGGTGATTTTCACCCGTCGGCAAAATATTCTCAGCGTGATATTGAGCTGGCGCGGCAACTGCATCAGAGAGGCATGCAAAGAAGGGAAATTGCCAGAAAATTAGGCATGCCGCTGCGCATAGTGAATAACTACGTTTATTTCGACAGGAGGGTGTCTGCGTGAAAATCCTGTATCAGGATTACGGCCCGGTGGGGCAGGTGGTTATCAGCAGTACTGTAATGGAGTTTCGGAAGCATAACCGTGTGGTGGATGCTGTGCTGTTAACCTGTCCGGGGATATCGGCGAGTCGTGCAGGTGTGTTTATTATGAAGACGAAATTATATGGCAGTAAGGCGTGGATAAAGAAGGCGTATCGTGTAGCGTTGCAGGAGGTTAACAGTGAGTGAAATTAAAGAAATGCCGGTAGTTCGTGACGGATATGGCTACTGGACACATCCTGAATATGAAAAATTCTGTGATGGTCGGGAATATATTTCAACGGAAGAGTTTAACGCCTGGATGGAGGAAAATAATCTTCAATACGTCCTCTGCTTCAGAGATGAAGGATGTGCTGACCTTGATGCGTGTGATGCTGATATTTCTGCATGGGAACCGGAACGACCAGAGGGCGATGGCTGGTTTATTGGTTCCATTCATGATACGGAAGATGGCCCGGTTTGTGTCTGGTTGCGAAATAAGGCTGAAGCATAAAGGCGATAAACCAACTAACAACTAAATACTGAAGATTTAAATCAGAAACGATTTTTATTAAATCCTTAACCGGAGGGATTCCTGCACCCTCAGAACATCAGGAGGCCGCCCGAAAGGGCGGTAAGAAATGAAACATTATTTAGAAAAAAATTACCCACGAAAGAGCAGAACAACAGAGTTTCTGTTTTTCATTCTGTTTATAGTGTTGATGATACCGATATCCCCGCTATTACTGGTCTGGATAATTGGAAGGACATTTGAACCAGTTATTGAGCTATATACCGATGTGACATGGGAATCATTCAGCGCACTGCACAATAAAATTAATCCGTATAAGGAAAACTGATATGAGCACTATTACCAGAGAACGCGCGGAGATTAAATCATACATCACAGGCTTCCTGAGCGACTCGGCGCACGATAACAAGTCTTCAGACAGCCTGCTGGCTAATGTGTTTCGTATCGCGCTGGCATCACTGGAAGCAGAGCCGATAGCAATGGTAGTGCCTGATGAAATGGATTTGCTTACCTGCCATCTCGACGGTGTAACTAAAACATATGCTGATGGCTGGAACGCCTGCCGCGTCGCCATGCTTCAGGCCGGAAACTTTCGGGAAAATAAGAATTCGTCAACCAACAATTTTCGGGAAATCTCGGAAACGTCAACCAGATCTCCGATAACTCTGGATGGCTGGATAAGCTGTACTGAGCGAATGCCTGAAAAGAGCCAGAACGTGCTTATTTCGATGAATATCGATAGCGAGGCTGGGCCATTAATATATTCCGCACGCTATCTCGGAGGCACGTTCCGGCGCGGAGGTATAGCAGTTAGTCCGGGTAATGATCTTAGGCAAGCAACCCACTGGATGTCGCTACCAGAACCGCCGCAGGAGGTGAATCAATGACCTGGCCTGAAGCATTCACAACGGTAGGAATTGCGATGGCGGTGGCGCTGGTGGTGTATTCGATTTGCCGCTGGGGATAAAAACGGTTTGCGGGAAAAGGATAGTTAAGTAGAATTGCAGCGGGTGCTTGAGGCTATCTGCCTCGGGCATGAACACCAACGGCAGATAGAGAAAAGCCCCAGTTAACATTACGCGTCCTGCAAGACGCTTAACATTAATCTGAGGCTCAATCCATGCTGAACACATGTAGGTTAGCCTCTTACGTGCCGAAAGGCAAGGAGAAGCAGGCTATGAAGCAGCAAAAGGCGATGTTAATCGCCCTGATCGTCATCTGTTTAACCGTCATAGTGACGGCACTGGTAACGAGGAAAGACCTCTGCGAGGTGCGAATCCGAACCGGTCAGACGGAGGTCGCTGTCTTCGTAGACTACGAATCTGAGAAGTAAGAGACCAGGCGGGGGAGTAATCTCCCGCCACCTCTGATGTGTCAGGCATCCTCAACGCACCCGCGCTTTACCATACTGAAAATGCTGTTTGAATGTTCATCTCTGAAAGAGGACTATGAATGAAAAAGGTATTGATTGCAGCACTTATTTCCGGTGTGTCTTTTGGCGCTTTTGCACAGCAGGGTGGTTTCCAGGGGCCAGAAGCAGAGCGTTCAACAGTAGCGCAGGCAAAAGAACTGAAGGATGATGCATGGGTTATCCTTGAAGGGAGCATCGTTAAAAAAGTGGGTGATGAACGTTATGAGTTTCGTGACAATAGCGGGACAATTGTCACGGATATTGATGACAGCGTATGGGCCGGGCAGAATGTTTCTCCGAAAGACAAAGTAAGAATTGAGGGTGAAATTGATAAAGACCTGAGCAGTGTTGAAGTTGATGTAAAGGCACTGAAATTATTAAAGTAACCGCCCCTGCTTGTTAAGCCCGTCTTACTGACGGGTTTTCTGTTTGTACATTCCGGCGTATTGCCTTACAATTCGCGCAGTCAGCCTGAACAACTGACACCTGCTGTCACCGGAGAATCCGATGACACAACACATAAAATCCCACAATTCTGAAGCCGACCCGGAAATTAAGCAGGGGAGGCGTTTTCGTGCGCCTCAGTATGGCTGGTTTCACTATCTGTTCTGTACGATCGATGAGGCAGATATGCTTCAAGAGGCGTATCTGCGTCGCGGTGTCCGTGTGGAGCGGAGTCTGAACGCTGATCGTCTGACCTGGACCGTTTCTGTATATCTTCCTGTTCGTGCACATCTGCCACGGACACATGCCTGCTACCGTCAGCGCGTCTGGAGGTAATGTGCGGGTATTACTTCGACCTGTTCTGGTTCCGGAACTCGGGCTGGTGGTCCTTAAGCCCGGTCGTGAATCATTGCCAGTTTTTCATCGCGGCAGGGTGCTGGTGGAGCCGGAACCGAAAAACATGCGGGCGCTGCCATCTGGAGCGGTTCCTGCTGTTCGCCAGCCGCTGGCGGAAGATAAATCACTGCTGCCATTTTTCAGCGATGAGCGGGTGATTCGTGCAGCTGGCGGCGCTGGTGCACTGTCTGACTGGTTATTACGTCACGTGAAATCCTGCCAGTGGCCACACGGCGATTATCATCACAGCGAAACCGTTATTCACAGTTACGGTGCTGGCGCAATGGTGTTGTGCTGGCACTGCGACAACCAGCTGCGCGACCAGACCTCCGAATCACTTGAGCAACTTACTCAACAAAATCTGACAGCCTGGATGATTGACGTCATACGCCATGTAATGAATGGCACGCAGGAGCGGGAATTATCGCTGGCTGAATTATCCTGGTGGGCAGTCTGCAATCAGGTGGTGGACGCATTACCTGAGGCAGTATCGCGTCGCTCTCTGGGATTACCGGCGGAAAAAATCCGCTCCGTATACCGTGAAAGCGACATCATACCGGGAGAACAGACCGCCACCAGCATACTGAAGCAGCGCACAAAAAATATTGCGCTACCGCCTCACACCCACCAGCAACAGAACCCACCACAGGAAAAGACGGTGGTCAGCATTGCCGTTGATCCGGAGTCTCCGGAATCCTTCATGAAACGACCTAAACGTCGCCGCTGGGTAAATGAGAAATACACACGCTGGGTAAAGACACAGCCGTGTGCGTGTTGTGGTAAGCCAGCGGACGATCCTCATCATCTGATTGGTCATGGTCAGGGTGGAATGGGAACAAAATCCCACGATATTTTCACGCTACCGCTGTGTCGGGAGCATCACAACGAGCTTCATGCGGA